AGAAACTTGCGTTCGTTGGATACTGATTCCAACTGTCGGTTCCCCTGCAAGTCGTACGCTTCTTTAGTTAACACACGTATATCCTCACCACGATCTAGTCGATGAATGAGGCCGTCGATATCATTATTGTTTAGATTCAACTTCTTGATCGTTTCGAAAAAACTGACTTTAAACCGACCCGTCTGCTGTGTATCCCTCTTTTTCCTGATCGATTCAGCCTCTTGTATCAATTTTGATACATCACTCTCAGGGGTAATCGTTGAAACAACCCTAGTATAGATGTCCTTGGGTAGTGGTGACATCCGACTTTTAAACTCTTGAATCTTTTCTTGGATTTTTAAATCACGGCGTCGTGCATTCATCGCTTGAGCTTTTCGTAAAAGTATATTGAGATTTATACCTTTCATTTCGGACCTTTGCTGATAAGAAGCTAGATCGGTTCTTGTCAGGGAAGGGAGTGTGGTCAGCCTCACACTAAATGTATCCACATCCATTTACATTAGGCTGACAAAAAAGTATATCCTCTGTTAAATAATTGAATTTTTTCTTCATAACTCATGTTGAAATTAAAAACATCTGTATCTTCGACATTGATTTCGAGTATTTCTATTGGTGTATCGTAGGTGACCCGATTAGAAAGTGCTGAACGCACAAGGGTTTCAACGAATTGTTTTGGTGTTTGAATATCGTCTTGATACATTCGATTCATCTTAATTTTAATACACGTAACTTCGTGCGGTTTTTTATCAAAGAATGGTGTTAATGGATATTCCTCTTTCATACCTCCATCGACATAGGTTTGACCTTCGTACTTCCCACACGCAAATATGAAAGGTACCGCCATACTCATACATACGGCATCTATGACCTTCATATCTGGGTGTGTATCCTTAGAAAAATACACCGTTTCAGAGGTATTCATACAAAACGCTGAAATGTAAATCTTCATATCAAGTTCCCTGAAGGTGGGATCACAACCACATATTTCCACAAATTTTTTACGAATAGGAGCCATATCAACAAATCCAAATTTGTTAAAAAAGGAGCCCAAGCGTATCTTAACAAAATTGGGGACATTCAAATTCAACGAAGTTTCGAGAATTTCATCAACAGACATTCCAACCCCCAAGAATAGTGCCAAAATTGATCCAGCAGAAGACCCTGAAATTTCTTTCACATCGACAAGTTCAGACTCTCGAGCTTTTAGGGTACCTATCATGGAATATATACCCATAGACGCTGGCCCTAACACGAGGTATTTCATCTTCCTACTTAATAGAATTGAGGAAATTGACGACGCAAAAGCGCGAAAACCACGGCGAATACAATCGCGTGTGTCAGAGACGCTTCGAGACTGGTCTGACCTGATCGCATCACGCCACCCGAACCTGGGGGGAGAGTGAGGAGAAGACCAGGGCTCAACGCGAGGAAGAGTACGGTGGTTACGACAAGGTCGGTTCTGGTGAGCACGAGACCCATAGCCTTGGCGATGAGGCTGTACACGAGGAAAAACACGAGGGCGTGGAAGAAGATCGCAGACTGGTTTGTTTTGCGGTTCATGAAAGTTACCTTTGACCCATTGGTGGTCAGAAGAACACCTGGGCTGAGCGCCAAAAAAAGGGCGGCGGGGATAGCGACTTTCTGGGAAGTGATATCGGGGAGCATTTAATATAGACACATATATTTTTTAGAAAAGTCGACAAAATGGTTGAAAGTAGCACCGCGCATCATTTCTCCCTGGAGTCCATTATCAATAATGATTATTCGTAGTCTTTTCCAGATGTAATCAAGGAGTTCTTCATTTTCGGAGTGGATATCTAGAACATCCACAGAATCGTGCTCGTTGTAACAAAACTCCACAAAATCACAAAATTCTCCCATATGTTCGACGCGGGCGTCATCCATCAGTGTCCTGATAGTATTCCATATATGCCATAGCTCTTCTGAGTATTCGACTTCCCAGTCTTCGATATTCAGAGGAACGTTATCATCAATTTCTTCATCATCACTCACACCGACATCAAAGCCGGTGTTCGCTTCGTATACGTATTGGCTCCAGACCATTAGTTACTTACTTCTTTTTCGGGTTTATCCTTTATACCAGTTAGGGACAGTGAAGTGGATTCTTTCGTTTTAAGTCCATCTTTAATTGCATTTAGGGCTCCTTCTACTTTAGTTTCGTCTCCACCAAAAAATGTCATTAGACCTTCCTTGATAGAATCCTTACTCATACCAACCCTCCTGACAGATTTACGAATGCTAATTTTACCCTTCCTGAGGTTGATGGTGTCAATACCCTGATCCATCATATGCTTTTTTACATTTTCCTTCAAGCGCTTCTCCTCTTGAGTGAGGACCTTGATATCGGATTTCGCCTCGGCTAATTGTTTGCTGAGCTCTACGAGTTTAGATACACTCCCGGAGAGGTCAGGTGAAACAGAAGTCATTTATATTACTATTCATCTATTCTTTAAGCGCAGAGACCGCGCTGCATCAAATCTGGAACGATGGTGGAGTTGTTCCACACGAAAGGTTCCTTGGGGTTGGGGGGATCCTTACGGATCTGCTGGTTAGCGTTGCGGAGGGCACCACCGACAGTCTCGGGGAAGCCAACCTGGGCACGAGGCTCCAAGAAGTTCTGTCCCTTGAGGATATCGTCTGGGGCAAACTGACCGAAGTCTTCCTCGGAGGCAACCTCACGGGGGAGGAGCGACGAGGCGAGACCGGTGCCACGCTTCATACCACCGCACACAGTGTCGGCTGGCGCACCTGAGGGACCAGCAGCGGGACCAGTGGCGGGACCGGGACCGAAAGCAGCGTACTCTTGCTCGCTGATGGAGTAATTCGACTTGGAGTTCATGGTGAAAAGGAGGAAAACAAGTGCAGCTACGGCGACCAACATAAGAATGTTCTGGTTACGGCCCTTCATCATCTTTTATATAATAATAACAATTTTTTTATTCTTCATCCTCAACAAAAGCATATCCGTCTGGATAAGTGTCGACAATTGGATCATCATGGACCTTCACCTGGACGACATTCCAAGTTGGGCCGAAAGCCTTCTTGGCGAACCAGATTCCAGCAAATTCGAGAATGACATCACAATTCTTTTCGGGCTGGACAGCCTCAAAATCGATGACCTCCTGATGCGTATTGAACACCTTGGTCGCTTCGATGCGGTCACAAGTCATAGAGCCAGCATTGATGGTAGAGGTGTAGGCACCCCTAATGACACCATCTGAAACCTTCTTACCAAACCAAGACTCACAATTCTCGAGAGCAGCTTCGAGGTTCTGAGTGTCGACACCATCAATCTTATCGATGTTCGCATCTGAACCGAGATGCATGATGATCTCTCCTGATACATCGGTAATCTTCACCTTATTGAGTTGAACCAGGGATTTACGCTTATCATCATTGAGGACCTTGACAAAGTAGAGACCGTCTTCACCTTTAGTGGGGGCGTTGTAGATCATTTATGTATACTGATGGTTTCATTTCTTTAAACCAACAAAAGGTATGGCTGCAGCTTTATTAAGTAATTCTTTTGGTACCCATTGGTTTCGCCTGGGATTATACCCATATAGGGTTTTAGTGATGTTCATATTCTTGGGGAGTGCGAGAGCCTTATTCGTTCTGAGTGGGTACTCATTTTTCACATATGAATTGTTTTTCACATTCTTCCATTTGAGATTGTTAAGATTGAAACGCTTGTTCCCTGATGATTTGGTGTACCCATTGATATTCGTATTCTTCACGACAGGTTTGAGACCGTGTACGAGTTGTTTAGAGAGTTTATCTTGTACTGGTTTTGTCGTGAATTTCTTGTATTTATAGGGATCAACCTTCTTTGCTCGATTCATAGGAACTTTAGCATCTTTCTTCACCACTGGGGCTCGCTTGACGATTTTTCCTCTAACACTCTTGAACACATCATCGATTGAATTCGTGGACTTGATACGCTTATCGAAGAGTCGCGCCAATTTGATGAGGCGTTGACGATCCTTTTCCTTTTTTTCTGGTCTAAGTTTCAGTTTATGCATCAGATAAATGTCTTCGATAAGAAACTCTTTACTCGCGATGTACACTCGATTGTCTGTAACGAGTTTTCCAGTGTTCAGGTTACGATAGGTGATACCACGCCGTCTCGATAAGACCACTTCGTATCCAAACTCTTTTGGGCGCATGAATGGGATATCGAGAATACCACCCATGGTAAAGTCTTGAATACGCCCAGTTTCGGGTGAGAAGAAACGAATATTGAGGTCGAGGGCAAAGAGTTCGACATCAATGAAAACATCACTCTTACCAGGTTTGTTATCATTCCTAGTCTTCTTCTTCTTGATGAGTGTATACCGTCTCGTGACAAACGGTCCAGAATTCTTGAAACTGATTCCCAAGAACTTGAATAGTTTCGGATCCTTCTTTTTCATCGACATAATTCGGTTCTTGATTTTTATGTTCAAGTGTTGTGCAATTTCCCCCAACTTATTCCATAGCATAAGTTTGGTTGCTTGAAGTTTCCCAAAATATACAGGGTTTACGGGGAGACGTGGAACAAACTTGGCATCTATATCACTCGTGATAATACGATCATCGAAGTCTGTATACAAATTGAACGCTTCACCACCACTGATGATCACATCACCCATAGACTTCATATATTCACCGATTTCACCTACAGTGTTTATGATGATGTCACGAATAGAATCGGTCACAAAGACAT